AAATAAGTAATGAAACATTTGAATCTAAATTTAATTGATCATACGAGTAGAGTTGGTGGTAAGTGCAAGGATATAGATGCTAATATAACGGAGGATACATTGTTTGTCCTTGATGGTGAGCCAGTAGGATTCTATCTGAAATATGTCAATGGGAAATTACGCCAACTGTTGGAAATTGCTAATAAAGAATTCTTGAGTGATAATGTCCCAAAAGGTAAGTTGAGGAGGAGCGATACAGTTAACAAATATTTCCATTTGAAGAACACCAGAGAACCAACCACGTATGGCGAGAATACTAGGTTGGCAGATAAGATGGGTGTTACTCAGATGAGTACTATTCTTGGGAGTGTTCCTCCAAAGCCGATGATGCGTCGGCCGTATCCTGTTATTAGTAGTGTCCATCAACAAGATTCTGCACAAACATTTATCAAGGCAATGGTGATGTTGGCTAGAGAATCAGAGACAATGGTGGAAAAGTTTTTGCCAAAGATTTATCAGAAGCAGAAGGAAATAATTAATGAGTTCGTTCCAAAGAAATGGCAGTTTAGCCCATTGTTCACAAGCTCCATTTCGAATTATAATATATCTGCTCCATTCCACAGAGACACACGTAATCTAAAAGATACTGTTAATTGCATCTTCAATAAACGATTTGATGCAACAGGTGGATACTTGCACGTACCAGAATATGGTGCTACTATCGAATCTGGAGACTGTTCTATGATTTGTTATCCAGCATGGAAGAATGTGCATGGGGTAACTCCCATTCGACCTGTCTCTACAAATGGCTATAGGAACAGCTTGATATTCTATCCGCTAAAGGGATTTGATGGATACTGATAAAACAGTTGCTAAACAGCACGATCATTTGAAAGAACATCAGTTCAAGAAAGGGCAGTCGGGTAATCCCAACGGCAGACCCAAAGGGAGTCGTTCAATCCCCGATATGTTGATGAAGATTGGTGGTGAAGAAGGTACTAAGGATGGTCAGTATTCTAAGCTGGAAGTAGTCTTGCGACGAGTGTTTGAGTATGCGCTTGAAGGGAAGTCTTGGGCTGTTGAGTTTATTGCCGACAGGACTGAAGGTAAGGTACGGCAAGAGCTTCAAGTTGGAATAATGCCGGAAGTTATCTTTACTCCGATTGAGGATGCAACTGCAGATGAGTGGAACCAAAGGATTATAGAGAGTAACCAAGAGCAGTTACCATCGCCAGAGGAGGTTAATTGATAATCCGTACCCAAAAGGGTGCCCAATCTGATTTGCTTGCCTGCCCAGCTTCTGACATACTTTATGGAGGTGCAAGAGGAGGAGGTAAAAGTCACGGAATATTGCTGGACTTTGCAAAGCACGCATATAAGCATGGTAGTCATGTTACTGGTATCTTGTTCAGAAGGACGTATCCAGAGTTGGAAGATTTACAGTCAAAAGCGCAACGTATTTTCCCTTTTCTTGGAGCAACGTACAAAGCTGGAGCAAGGACATGGAATTTCTCTTCAGGTGCATCACTAAAGATGCGTTACCTCCAAAGCGAGGATTCGGTCAATAGTTACATCGGTCACGAATACACATGGATGGGATTTGATCAATTGGACAGTTGGCCAAAGCAATCAACAGTTGACAAGCTGAAAGCAAACCTAAGGAATCCTCACGGAATACCGTCACGAATGGTCTCAACTGCTAATCCGGGTGGCGTTGGACATAACTGGATAAAGGCACGATACATTGATCCTGCGCCACCAAGAACATTGATTAATAATAATGGTTCAGCTACAAAGTGCTACATTCCTGCAACTGTGTATGACAATGAAATCTTGATGAAAGCCGATCCTGACTACATCAGTCGCTTAAAGGATTCAGGTGCAGAATGGTTGGTTAGGGCTTGGCTTTATGGCGATTGGGACATAGTAGCAGGAGGTATGTTTGATGATGTGTGGAAACGAGACAAGCACGTTATTGAACCATTTGAAATACCCAAGTCTTGGCGAGTGGATCGTTCGTTTGATTGGGGAAGCTCTGCACCTTTCAGCGTTCAATGGTGGGCAGAATCAGATGGCACACCAGCACCAAACGGAAACGTTTACCCAAGAGGAACATTGTTCCATATTGCTGAATGGTATGGTTATAATGGTAATCCGAATGAAGGTATCAAGATGCTGGCAAGTGAGATTGCAAGAGGCATTATTGAAATTGAAAAAGGTATGAAGAGGCGTGTCTCTCCTGCTGGTGCTGATCCATCCATATTTGCAACCAGTAATGGAACCAGCATTGCAGACGAAATGGCAAGAGTCGGTGTCCGTTGGGAAAAGGCAGATAATGCCCGCAAGGCAGGATGGGAGAAATTGCGAAGGTTGATGAAGGCTTCGCTCAAAGATCGTATGGAGGAAGCAGGTTTGTTTGTGTTCAGTACCTGTCGGCAATTCATACGAACAGTTCCTAGCCTACCTAGAGATGGCAGGGATATGGAGGACTTGGACACATCCACAGAGGATCACATTGCAGATGCTTGTAGGTACAGGATAATGCGTGTGACTTCACGATTAATAACTCAAAGAATAAGGTCGCTATGATTGATATTGAATCCACACATCCTGAACACGCAATACGTTTGCCTGAATGGAATATGTGTCATGATTGTTACGTTGGTGAAGGAGCAATCAAGAATAAGACAACAACATATCTCCCAAAACTGGAACGGCACGATGATACGCTGGACGGCAAAGCCAGATATGCAGATTACTTGCATCGGGCAACCTTCTTTGGTGTTGTCTCAACAGTCATTACAGGAAGAGTTGGTCAGGTTATGCGGATACCTTTGCAAGGAAACTTCACACCAGCAATGGAGGATTGGAAAGAAACCATAATGCGTGACAACTCCAACCTTACAGAACTAACAAAGCGAGTGCTGACTGAAGTGTTAACCACAGGCAGAGTAGGCTTGTTATTGGACAGACCAGAAGATGGAGGCGATCCCTATATTGCGCTTTATCGGGCACAGGATATTGTGAACTGGGATACCATTGAAGATCGTTTGGTTCGGTTGGTAATCAAGGAAAATACAATCGTACAGAAGGAACGAACTGGTAAGACCATTCAAGTTATTGAGCCACGCTACCGAGAGTTAAGGTTGAACGATTCTGGCTTGTATGAGGTCGCAGTCTACACAAACATCAAAGGTAATTATGTCCAAACGGATTTACTGGAGCCCACTAATTCGGGACAGAGAATTGACTCAATACCTTTCCAGTTTATCAATTCAGACTCAACTTCGGTTGATACCTCAAAGCCTCCGTTACTTGACTTAGCGGCACTCAACGTGTCCCATTACCGTAACTCGGCAGACTATGAGCAGTTACTTCACCGAGTAGGTGTTGCGGCCACTTTCTTCTCAGCAGGCATAACTGAGGATGAGGCCAACGATCCAGCCAACCTGTCAGTTGGTGCAGATGTTCGATGGTTCTCAAGTAACCCAAATGCAAAGTTTGGTATTCTTGAGTTCTCAGGCAACAGCGCAACTGCGATGGAAAGAGCAATGCTGGAGAAGACACAAATGATGGCGACTATCGGAGGTCAGCTTGTTCAGAGACATAGGAAGCAAGTTGAGACTGCCGAAACTGCAAGGTTACGTTCAGCAAGCGAAAACTCTGTGTTGGACACAATTGTTTCTTCAGTTGAGATTGGCTTAAATCAGATGCTTGAGTTGTCTGCAACATGGCTCAGTCAAGCAGGAGACATAAACCTTTTGCTGAATCGTGATTACTTGGATGATCGCTGGAGTCCAGAAGAATTGAAGGCAGTCAACGAAGCAGACGTAATGGGCTTGATCTCTAAACAGACAGCATTCCAGATGCGCCAGAAGATGGAAGTGTATCCCGAGAACTGGACATTTGACGAAGAATCACAGTTACTCTCTAACCAAGGTGTTGAATGAGTGTAGTAAGCAGGATGGAAGATGGCGTTTATGACCATGCCATTGACATCAACCGATTTGAAGAAGGCATGAAGCGTAGGACTATTGGGTTCCTCAAGGAAATGAGCGATGACATTAGTCGCTTGTTGTCTGACAGTCCCACGCAGTTTCAAACAGATCGGTTAAATTCACTCTTGGGTCAAGTGGATGGTGTAATTGCAGATGCACACAAAACTGCAAAGATTGATATGCGCAATCAGCTTCTTGACTTTGCCCCAATTGAAGAAAAAGCTACCACCAAGATTATGAATGATTCTCTGGAAGCAGATTTGTTCTCTCCCAAAATGACCAGTATGCAACTACAAGCAGTTGTGGATGATTCGTTAATCAGAGGTGCATTGGGTTCAAAGTGGTGGGACAGGTTGGAGGAAAACACTAAGAACAAGATCACCAAAGGTATTCAGTTGGGTATTGCAGAAGGTGAATCCATGAGCCAGATAAAGACGAGACTTTTGGGTAAGACAACTGGTCAATTTGAAACGTATGAAGTTGGAGGTAAAACCAAAAGAAGGATGAAGCGAGTTGGAGGATGGATACAAGCATCAAACCGAGAAGCAGAAGCAGTCATCAGAACCTCCGTTCATAGTGTGGCTTCAAGTGTGCGAGATAAAACGTACTTAGCAAATCTTGATGTGATTGATCAAATACAGAGTGTTGCAACTCTGGATGGCCGGACAACTCCCATTTGTGCCTCGTATGATGGGTTGCGCTGGACAGCAGATGGACACAAGCCAGTTGGTGGTCATGGTAAAACGTATTTGCCAACTCCCAGACATTGGAATTGTCGCTCAACTCATGTGCCTGTTCTTGGAGAGTTGGACAAGCTGGATGCAATAGCAAAAACGAAAGGTATAAAGATACCACCAGCATCTAGGGCATCCGTGAGCGGACTAGTTAATGGGATGAGGTCATTAGATGATTGGTTAAAAACACAAAACATACCAACACAAAATGCTCTTGTTGGGGGAGCGGCAAAAGGTACTCTGTATCGTACTGGCAAAATAAAGCTCAAGGACTTCACAGGTCGCAGAGGTGATCCCATTTCAGTTGAAGATTTGAGAGCAAAGTTTAACATCCTGAAAGTGGAAGCAGAGAAACCTTCAGTTGCAGTTGGTGAAAAGATTAGCCCATTCGGTAGGCATACAGATGAAGCAAAGTTAAGAGTGGCAGGTGATAAGTGGGAGCGAGATTTGACGGAAG